GTGGCGGGTTTACTTATGCTTTTTTCTGTTTACATTCTGTATAATCGCTGAAATACTCATGGAGTTCGTTTAGCACATCCTGAGAAAGAACCTGGGGGCTTGTGATAGACTCCACCCATTCATTTCCACAGTGACGGCAGCGCATGACTCTGTTGCCTGGTCTGGTGATATTACCATTATAGGTTTTAATCGTAATTGTACGACGTTCTACCTCGACAACATCTGTGTGTAGAATATCGAAGCCGACAGTACCAGAATGATAGGATTCCATTGCTTTCATAACTTGACGAATTTATGAGTTTTTCGTTGAACTTTCAGTTATATCTATCCAGCCGACTACACGGCCATCATAAGGGCTTCTAATGGCTTTCAAATGCTTGCCATTCTCGACTTTATAATTCTTTGCCATAATATGATGAATTGATGAATTGATGAAATGATGAATTAAGCAACAGGGCGCAGAGAGATTTTCATGCCTCGTGCTGGATTGCCAGAGGCGAGAACTTCATAACGGCGACGATTGAAGGTGATGTACTGATAGCCATCGTTATCGTGATAGCGGTCGCCCTTGGTATGGCATACGCGCTCAGTCTTTCCGTCAGTAACGAGAAGAGAGCCATAGGGCATGATGTGGTCGTTCCCGAAATAAGGGAAAATCCAGGAAACAATTTTCTTGATTTTGATATCCATAAGTTTGATTTTTTTCGTGAGCCTGAAAGCTCGGTTAATGATTTGATGAATTGATGAATGAATGAAAAGAGGGACCCAGCCGAGAAAGGCTGGGCACGGTGGGTCAATCGTCTTCGCAATAGATGGCATGAGTAGCATCGAGTAGGAGGTAATAATGGCCATTGCCACAACCTTTGTACTCGGCAGAGTACCAGCCACGAAGTACACCATCTTTCTTGCTGACAGAGACGCTGTAATCATAGCTGCCATACCAACGAACGCCAAAGCCATCGTCATAGTCGGCAGCGGACTGCTGGGCCTGCTCTAAATGGTTGGCAACCATGCGGCGCTCATAACTCCCATCTTTGCCGAAGGGGATGCTGATGATCTGTGACTTCTCGCTGAGTTGCTTGAAGTGGTAGTAGTCGGGAGTAGTGCCACGAGAGGTGAAGAAGTCGTTGAAGGACTTTTCCAGTTCCTGACGCTTCTCTGTGTCGCGATAGTCGCAGTCCCAGCTCTTCTGATAGATATCCATAATCTCGTTATATTCAGACTGGGAGAACTGGGACATAACAGCCATGCGCTTCTGCATTTCGGGCCACAAGCCAGAGGCAGCCAGGAGAGCGGCGGCCTTGGTGGTATTGCGGTGGAACATGCTATAACTATATTTGGGGGCTGGCTTCACAGGTTCTACCTTCTGCCAGTTGTCGATATAGGCATAATGGCCATAGGTACGGCGGCCTTTGCCATACTCGCAGACCATTCCGCTGTTAGTAAAGAGGCGCTTGATCTCGGTGGTGCCATTGGTGAACGTAACACGAAAGCGGTTCTTACATGCTTCCCAGTTGTTCTGAATGATAGCAGAGAAGGTAGCCTGTTTGTTCTCTCGCTGTTTAGCGATGTTCTGAATGTTGATTGCGGCAAATGGTGCCTGAGTTGTTGCTGTCTGTAACATGATGAAATACTTTTTTGTGAGCCTCGTGGCTCGGTTAAACTTTTATTTGTCGGTGCAAAGATACGAATATATTTTGATACTGCCAAATAATTTTGCAGGAAAATTAAAATAAAATCGAAATTTGTTGGTTTTTTACTCTTTTTTAGTGATAACTAAATTCTCGCCGGTGTCATTGTAGAGGTCAAAAGCACGGCGGAAGAGCTTAGAACAGCGGCGGGGAATGTTGGCCCAGGTGTGGTGGGTTTCGTTCCACTGGACGCACAGACCTTTGCTGTAGCCGGTAGATACGCCAGGGGTGGAGGTGTTACCAGTGAGGAGGAAAGGACAGGTGCCGCAAGAGGTAGGGACCTCGTAGAACTTGTGACCGTTGATGATGACCATAATTTAATGAATTGATGAAACGATGAAATGATGAAAACGGGGATTTTTGAGATGGTCTATAATGACCAGATATTTTCGAGGGTGTCGGTGAGACGCTGGCGCAGATGATCGACGCGCTGCTGACAGCCCTGCAGGTTCTTTATGGCACCACGTAGATCCATGACTGTTTCCTGATTGGCTTCTGCTGCCAGATAATAGCGATACTTAGAGACTGCCCGCTGCTGGGCTTCCAGTTCACACTCAGCTTCAAAAAGTTGGTCGTTAAGCTGTTTAACGGTGGCGATGGCATTCTGTGAAATTGTAACCATGATTTTGTAGATTTTTAAAATTTTCTGATTTTTGGGATGTGCTATAACATTAAGAGAGGGGAAGGGGAGGCCGCTATATCAAGCGGCCTTCTCCAGTGGGTCGGAGTCGTCAGAGCTGACAGCCTCGCGGACTGCTCGCGCCTAGTTCTCTGTTTGTGTGCGCTCGATGAGGTCGAAGAGCTGGGCGCGGGCGTAGTCGGTGGCACTCTGGAGGGTGTCGGGGTCGGTGCCAGTCTTGATCTTGTCGGAGAGCGTCCAGAAGATGACACCCAGCGCGTCGAACTGTTCGCGGCTGTCAGGCGTGAGACTGCCCAGACAGGCGCACACCTCAGAGAGGCGGGCGGCGGTGTTCTGTGCGCATCGTTCGAGGGTGGCGGCTGGAATGGTCACGCCCTCCCACCGTTTGGCCTGCTGGATGATGTCGGCAAAGGTGCGGAAGAGGTCGGCCACTGCCTCGAAGAGTGGGGAAACGCTGGCGGGCTGCTGTGCGTCCTCGCTGACGGCCTCGGAGTCTGTGGGCTGTGTGTTGGACTGCTCGACAGTCTCGGCGCTGTCCTGGGCGTTTTCTGTGATATTCTGGGCATCCTCTAACGTGTCGGCCTCTGGGGTGGTCTGCTCTTCTGTGCGAAGAGCAAACCATGCGCGAACCTTTGCCACGTCGTCGGGGTCGGTGGCTTCCCATCGTTTCGCCTCCTTGTTCCAGTGGCAGCCGTGGGCCTTGATGTGCTTTTTATTAAAATACGTCGTTTTCCAGTCCTCAGAGACGACGGCCACACCCTCGGCGGTGTCGATGAGCTGCAAGCCATCGGCGGGGGCATCTGCTACGACTGTTTGCGGAGCGCTGACGGCCTCGGAGTCGGTGGGCTGTGTGTTGGACTGCTCGGCAGTCTCGGCGCTGTTCTGGGGCTTCTGTGCGGTCTGTTTGGTCTCCCACTGCTGGCGCTGTCTCTCGATGTCTGCGAGTTCAGCACGAAGAGCGGCGGCAGTCTCTGGAGTTATGCCGGTAATTTCTACGTCGGCATAGGTGGAAGAATGGCCGGAACTGCTGAGAGTATAACCAGCGGCGGCGAACTTCTCGGCACGGGCTTTTTGTACCTTATATCCGCCATTATTTACACCCCAATAAATTACGGACTCGATATTACCTTCTGCGTCGGTGTACTCATGTTTTTTTCCATAGGCTACGGCCTCGCCACGTTCCAGGGCCTCGATGAGTTCAGACAATGACAGCGGGGAACTCTTGCGGGTTTTGGGGTCGCGCTGCCAGAATGCGGCAGACTGACCGCCTACGAGCTTAAACAGTGCGCGAAGGGTGGCACCATAACGGGGGGCAAACTCTGCGGGCTTCTCGGCCTTCTTCTCGTCATCCGTTTTAAATGTGATGAAGTCGGCCAGGGCGTTGATCCAACCGGCTAAGGTCTTGCGGCTGTCCATATAGTCGCGGAAGTTGTGGCGGCTTGTGCGCTGTGCTCTCTTCTGCTCATCGGTCACGCTGTCAAAGTCAGCGCCAAAGATACGGAAAAATTCTCTGATTTTTTCCTCGTCTATAAAGACGGCGATATCTTCCCAGCTGTTGCAGTCGTAACGCTCGCGGGCCTCTGGGTCTGTAAAGTCAGGATTAAGACGCTTTAAAACGTCGGCCATTTTCTGCCTGTTCTCGTCGCTAATTGTACGGTCAAATTCCACCTCTCCATGATGGCCGCTGTACTTATCGGCAAAGTCTGTAAAATCTGCCCGCTCATAGTCGGCACAGTCTGTCATACCGTCGAAGGTGTCCCAGACTGAAACAAACAGATCGTAATCGGTTGCAGCCTTGAACTCTTCCAGGCTTGGGCCGTCAGTCCATGCGATAATAAAACCACCGCCCCAGCCGTTATCGTAACGAAGGGAGAATTTAACACCCTTGAAAGCTGTTTGCGCCATCTTCAAGAGATTACGGCGGCGGGCTGCATGTGTGGCAGTTCTGGCGGCTTTCGTGGCTTTGCCTGCCTCCTTATATTCTGCAGAACGATAGCCGAAAGTCTCGGCAGCCTGGCGCTCGTTTTTATAGGCATTATTTTCAGCCTCTATAAATGGGGTTAAATCTTCCATGAGGTGCGCCCATTTCTTGCAGCGCTTTTCGTAGATGGGGCGGGCCTTAGCTTTGCGCTCTTCCTCTGCTTTGCGCTCTGCTTCCCGTTCCTGGCGCTGGCGCTCCTGGTAGGCTTCCCACTCTCGGCGCTCTTCCTCCTCCTCACGGCGGCGGGCTTCTTCTGCCTGGCGTTCTGCTTCGCTCTGGGCGTGTTGTTTAGTTCCTGACAGGTTGCGGGCGATCTGCTCGTATTCGTTCATCATGGCGGCGAACTCCTCGGCATCGCCTCCCGTGTCTGGGTGCAACTTCAAAGACAGGGTGCGGAACTCATTTTTTAAACTCTCGGCAGTATAGGGGAAATTTACAAAGTATTTCATAATCGGAAAATTTTAAAAATCTGTGAATAATAAAACGGACTATAAATAGGGGTTATTTGTTGGCACACTGGCGGCGGATCACTGGCGGGGCGTAGCGGTGGAAGGTGGCCGGTGCGTCGTTGGTTCCTGGCAGCTCGCAACCATGCACAAAATATAAATAGTCATCGTTTCGCAGCTCATAGACAGCAACGGCGGCAGAGTGTCGGAAAATGCGGGCGGCGGTTGCCATGCTCGCGGCGTTCGTTCTCATTTCGTCAGGGGTTCCCCACCATTCAGAAGCGCACAGGCTCCAGAGACGGCCAGAAACGGCGATAATATAAGTATAACAGCGGCGGCCCTCAGAATCAGCAACAGGGGCGGCGGTGGTGGTGTTCTTTGTGGTGTTCATAGTTTTATAAATAAGTAGTAAAACGATAATTTAAAAAGATATAAACGACAGCCCAGAGAGAGCCGGCCCAGAGGATAGCGGAAACGGTGCGCGGGTAGCGGTCAGCGATACGGGCGGCAGCGATGACGAGACGCAGCGCGAAACGATAAAAAGCGGGTGCGGGCTTCAGTTCCTGAAGTTCGGCGCGATAGATGCGGGCATAATTAGTCATAATATAATAATATTAAACGGTTATAACATGAGGAGAGAAACCAGGCTTTAAAGCCTGATTTCTTCCATTTTCTCCAGGTCAAAAATTGCGATCTGATTATTACGGCGGCCCAGTATTAACGCGGCTTCGAGATCGTCACAAATTACTGTAGCATCAAAATAAAATTTGTTACTTTCAGTGTCGAGCCATCCGCCGATCGCGTTCACGGTGTCGGCGTGGTTCTGGGCGTAGTCTATAACAGAGAGAAGGCCGGCGGTGTCGTGGCTGTTCTGAGTATCTGCCAGGGCTACGGCGTAGCCTTTTGTAATTGGTTGCAAGGTCTGAGCGTTAACGGTGAATCCTTCAGGGTTAGCGGTTGCAATCTGCATCAAAGCGAGAACAAAAGCGGAATTTTTCATAATTTTTTAATTTTGTGCGCCGGTGGCGCGGTGAATAACTTTTTAAATCTGCTGCAAAGGTAAAAATAAAATTTGATACCACCAAACAAAAAACAAAATAAATTCGTATTTAATCGAATTTTTAACACTTATAAACAAATTATACTTTGTTTTACCTTATTATATATATAAAAGCACACACCACCACCGGCACCACCTCGGCACCCTGGGCGGCGGTTCTGGCATCCATGAGCACCGGCAGAGCACCACCAGCAGCGCGGGCACCTCTTCAGGATGTCAGCAGAGCACCACCACCGGCCACCGATGACGGGCAGCAGAGAGGCACCCTGGGCGGCGTTCTGGGTGATGATCTGAGCCAGCCGGACACCCTCGGCACCTCTTCGAGGGCATCAGGCACCCATCCAGGAGGGCCGGCGGCATATTTGCAGCAATTCAGGGGGAAGGGGGAGGGGGTGCCCATCCAGTGAGGCGGCGGTCGAGGGCGAGAATGGGACTGTTTTTTCGAGGTGGTTACTCTGATTTTCAATAAGTTACAAGCGATTTTGGGCAGCACTCTACCACCGCACCCCTCAAATCGGTGGCAATTTTTGACACGCACTGCACACTAACTTTGGGGTGTGCAAAATAATTCATTTTTAGAAGATAAAAGAATTATTTTGTATATCCCATTGAATTATGAATTGATGAAATAATGGATTTATGAATAGAAAATACTAACCTGAGCGGGGTTAGTATTTTGTTATACTAAGGTTTGTACTAACCTAATCAGAGGTTTGTACTGTGTTGTACTAAGGTTTGTACCAACCTGGGCGAACAGTTAGAGGAAAAATGATGGAGTTAGAGAAAAGTGTTGTATGTAGTTAGAGGAAAATGGTATAGAGAGGTATAGAAAGGTGTAGAAATGCGGTGTAGAAAGGTATAGATCGGTGATTTCGTTCGACATGGCGGGTACTTCGTTCGATGGAGCGGGTACTTCGTTCGATGGAGCGGGTACTTCGTTCGACTGAGCGGGTGTTTTGTGCGACATGGCGGATGTTTTGTGCGGCAGGGCGGAGATTAGGGCGATACAATCGCCTTGCAAATGACGAAACAAAAACCCCACCGATGAGTTCGGTGGGGCTGCGGTGGCATCGCTGGGTTAAACTTAATGTTGTTTACTAAATGTTTCTAAAAATTTTAGATTAAAATTTGATTTTACTACGTTACGACGCTATTTACTACGTTGTAGGAGTTCAGATTACTCTTTGAAGCACTGATACTACGTTGTAGAGGTCAGATGCTACTTGGAGCGCTGGGACTACGTTGTAGTGAGTGTCGTAGATCTCGGAGTCAGAATTTGACGACGGTGGTGGTGTCAGTGGACCAGGTGAAGTCGCCGTCGAGGGTGAAGGACTGGGAGATTGGGACTATGGGGACTACGCGGATAGGTTTGATAGAGTAGGCGGTTTTGGTGCCTGCTTTGTTGGAGGTGCCGTTAGGTCCCCATGTGAAGGTGTAGTAGTCGCCACTGCCCCAACCAGTAGCACCGAGGAAGCCTTTGTCTTCGGGTCGGTCGTAGGCGAGGCATCGGGCACCCGTCCAGAAGTCTTCCGGCAGTTCCTTTTTGACGAAGCCGTATGCTTCGCGTCGGGTAGGCATACGATTGGGGTACATCTGTGCTGCATAGGCGGCTTGCGGGTCGGGTGTATTCTCCAGTGTGATGTCGGTAAGTTCCATCCGTGCGACATAGATCTGTGCGGTATCATTTTCTGTCAGGAGATATTCGCCGTTGGTAGGGTCTTCTGGGTCGGTATGTGTGCCGTCGTTGTCGTAGATGACGGTAAAGGCATTCTGGAGGATATGGATGTTACGTTTACCATCCATGACCACCGTCTCGTCATCGGGCACAAGGGTATAGAGCTGTTGTCCCGTTGAGAGTGTCTTTGTGGTTGTTGCCTTAGCGGGTTTCGCGGAGGACAGCGAGAGACCGTTGCGCAGTCCGCTGAGTGTCACGGTGCCCTCTCCCTTATAGAGGATGCCGGCTACCACACGTTTGAGCACGATGCGCTGGTTGGCGGGTGCATTCTGAGTGTTGATGTCGATGGTTTTCAGGAACGTGTCGCCCATAGTTTCCTGTCTGAGTACGCTACCATCGAGGTAGGCATCCGCATTATCGATGGCGGCGAAGGTCAGTTGGTGATGGCCACCCGTGAGGGTGATGGTTGGTGAGCCGAAATCGGGGTCATCTGCAGACTGCTCCAGCAGCTGCTCTTGATAGCCACCTTTACTGTCATAGATATAGATTTTCTTGAAGTCGGTGATAGCTGCTGCTGATCTCGTGGAACGTGTCTGTGCAGGGGAGAATAGTTGAAAGGTGATGGTTTTGGGGGTGTCGTTGGCATCCTCTTCATTCAATATAGGTTTCTCGCAAGAGAAAAGCATGGCGAGTGCCATGCTCAATGGTAGATATGATTTGTAATTCATGTTGTTATTGTTGTAGCGATGCCATCGCAAAAAGAAACCCCACCGAAATCGGCGGGGAGTAATAATTATAGGATTTTCTTATTCTTTCGACTATATTCAATCCATTTGAGGGAGGGAAAATAGGTGGTGAGGTTATCTTTGGTGATAGGGATTGTGACCCAATCATCGGTGCCCATATACATGACTTGTATTTGGAACGGGAAGGCGGTGATGTCTTTGTTAGGGTAGGTGATTACACCGCTGACCCAAGGGGAGTAGGACTTGCCTGCGTTGTATGGACCAGTACATTCCATGCGTTTGGGTTTGATGAACTCCAGGGTATCATTCTTGATGGCCTGTGTGTAGCCGGAGATAACATCGCCAACGGCATTGACGATGTAATAGTCCACGAGGATATATTTCAGGTCGCGGTCGGCAGTCACCTTGAATTTGGTATTGAGCATCTTACGTCCAGGGAAAGCACCGAAAGGCTCATCCTTACTGAGTTTGAACTTCGAGAACTCCACCTGAGCGTTAGCAGACTGGGGGAAAGTTGCTGCAACACAGCAACACACCAAACAAAACAGGAGGGAAGAAAATAATTGCTTTTTCATTGTTTGATGAATTTATGAATTTATGATTTGTTGAAGACCGAAAGGGATGCTGAGAGGACTGTGCCGCAATGCGGACATGTAATCAGAGCAGAGGCACGAGGGCCGTTTGTGCCCGATGGAGAGGCATCGGGAGTGGTGGTTTCCTCTGTGGCATCCTCGACGGGATAGAACAGGTCGCGCACATCACATTCAAGTGCATCTGCTATCTGATAGAGGCTCTTGACGGTGGGGTTGCCGTTGACATAAGCGCTGATGGTCTGTGGTGTCAGTCCGATGCGCTCTGCAACGGTCTTAGAAGTAACTCCGTGCTCACTAAAAGCACGATTAAGGTCTAATTTTGAGGTCATAATCTTATTTTATTTTGTTATTTTTGGTGCAAAGATACGAATATATTTTGATATTTACAAGAAATAGGGGGAAAATTTTTCATTCTGACTAAAATTGGTTCAAAAATAGGGGAAAAATTTGTCACGGTGGAGTAGGGGAGAATAACTATCTTTGCGAAGTAATCATCAAAAAAGGAGCATTATGCCAAAAAGACAACCAAGTGAGCACTGGCAGAAGGTGCGCATGTTCGCAGAGAAGTGGACGTGGCAGGATAAACGCACGGGACTGATGACTGTAGGGTACAATCCCCCTCCTGGCGTACAGAAGTTGGCCAGAGTGCCGTTTTTCGTCCGTTTTGTGACGAAGAGCGGGCGACTGGAGAGCGGCATGGTGATTTCGTTGGATGTTGACCGTCGTAAGCATTTGCGCAGGGTGCAGTTTGTGGACTCTGGGGCTATCAGGTATGTGTGGGACTTCCTGATTGTGGATATAGACGGGACGAAGATCTATGGATAAGACCCAGCCGAGAACGGCTGGGCACGATGGCTAAGGTCGCTATGACATAGCGACATACAGGACCAGCGGAAAAGCGCTGGGCACAGAACGAAAAGCGGCGATGCAATCGCCGAACAATAGACGAAACATTTTTCACTTAATACTTTTAGAATATGTTTGGATTTTTTAAGGAGTGGCGTAAGAAGAGAGCCGCAAAGAAGAAGCGTAAGGAAATGGTGAAAACCAGTCGCGTGTTTGGTTACTTAGAGCAGCTGTTTGAGTCGAACATGCTGATGTGGAATGCCCGTGAGCGTCGTTTGTATATTGCCGAGCCTTTGGCAGTTGTGTTTATTGGTCAAGGGTGGGAGCGCTGGCGTAATTTCCTGAATAACGCCTATCTTTATATGGTGTGGAAGTTGCAGAATGAGAAGTGGGAGGAACATGCCCGTGAGTTGGAGCAGGCAGCCATCCGTGAGCGCAAGGCTCAGGTGGTTGTATTGCCGAAGGCAGAAGCCGACCGCATCCGTCGTGCTGTCCGTGCCGGTCTTGTGCCTGGTTCCGTTCAGGTGCCTCCTATTGAGCCGTTCGAGTTCTTTGTGATTGCCGACCGCACCGATGATGCCTTGCATGAGGCCATTGCCTTTGTTGGTGAGTATGATCCTGATACTCGCAAATTGGAAATGGTGGCATGGGAGGAGGTTAAGGATGCCGTGGCCAACATTCAGCAGAAAGAAGGATAAAACCCAGCCGAGAACGGCTGGGCACAGTGGCGGAAGCGCTGGAAAAGAAAACACCCAGCCGATAACGGGCGGCTGGGTGCAGGAGTAACGCGAATTTACCGTTGCGGTGCAGCGGTATGGTTATTCATCAGTGCCCGCTGGAGAAGCAGCGGGAGAGGTGGAGTCTTTTTCCTCGACGACAGAATCGCCGAGCACAGTGGAACCATCAGCGGGAGCAGGAGCTTCGGAGGCGGGAGTGGTGGTGCCTTTTTTCTTTGGGGTTGTTTTCCTTGCAGCCCTTTTCTTTTTGGCATCAGCGACGCGGATGCGGGCATTGATGGTGTCGGTCAGTTGAGCGATACGCTCTGGGTCTTTGCCATAGTATGCCGTATAGGAACAGATGCCTGGTGTGACGACTGAGAAGATCGGACCATTGACGATGACATTGCTCAGTTCACCTTTGATGACCAACATACCATAGTTTTCGGGGATGTCGGCACTATCCACGATGGTTAGTGGCAGTTCCTTTGGCAATTCGTTACGGATCAGTTCGCTTTGGTCTGTTGCCGTTAAGACGGTAAACGCTTTCAGCCATCCACGTCTATGGTACCAAGCGAATAGGCGCAGGATTGTTACGTCGATAGCCGGCAGGCAGATAGTGATGTCGAGGTTGTTGCCAGCGAGGTAGCTTACAGCCTTCAGGATTTTCTCTACTGTCACATCGCCACTTGTCTGGAATGGCAGCCAGTCGTATTTCTTCAGCAGCTGTGGCAGTGTGCTCTCGATGCAGCACGGTTGTTGATAGTTAAATTTTTCCATAATGCTATTCGTTTTTATAGAGTTCTTTATTCACGCACAGTTGTCGCGGTGCGTTTTGTTCGATGTTCAATCCCATTACATGCCATTCAGCGTACTTGACAGGCGCAGAAGCCCATTCAGCGCTCTCCAGTTGCATTCCTCTTAGTGCATCCATTGTAGGACGGTCGTAGGTAGCACCCGTGATAGGACATATCCCTGTCCGTTTCAGTTCACGCAGGTATGCCAGCAGATCCTGGACGTAATCATCCATCGTCATCTGAATGTCGGCACCCAGTTCGTCATCCTGACGTGCATTTTTCGCCAGCGAGTAGGATTTAGCCCTGACGAGGAAGTAGATGGCATGAGCATAGTTGACGACGTGGTTATTCGTGCCCTGAGCATCAATCAGGATAGAATATGCCATACACGGTGACTTAGCCGCATTCTGATTGCGCATGAAGCCAGAATTGTCATTGATGGTACGAATCTCATAGTATGCCTTATCCTTAGACCCTTTCTTGGGGTCATGGCTGATAGGCTCGTACAATTCCGCCCATTTTTCGAGGATTTTGCTGATATTTGCTTTCATACCTTATAGATTGAGACCCAGCCGAGAGCGGCTGGGCACGGTGACTATTCTTTTTTCTCGTGTATGATCTCCTCCAATTCTTTCTCGTCGATGTCGATATGGCGAGCGACTTTCGAGGTGACAATCTTCTGGACGGCTCTTGCCCATGCAGCGCCATTGCATGAAGACTCATTTTCGAGTATCGAGACAGCCGTGCAGAGGACAAAGATAGCTGCTACATACTGGCCGAGGTGGAGACCTCCAAGGTGTTCGAGCAAATTATCATCCACACCGTCTGCCAGTAGGATGCAGAGCCAAACGATAGCCAGGTCTGATATCATCTTCGACATGTGTGAGGATTTCAGTTTGCCATCGGCTCCTGCGTTCGGATATTTAGCCTTCACACGCCGATTTAATCGCCATGCCGTGAGGCAATCGATGACAACAGCAAACAAACACATAGCGGCATAGGGGAGTGTTGGCTCCAGCCATGCCCAAACAATTCCCAGTCCGACAGCAATCTGTCGCGGTACTGAGCTGAAGAAGCTCTGGAAGAATGATACGATACTATTCATTTTTATTTTATTATTATGTTGTTTCTTTTCGAGGTCCAGCCGAGAACGGCTGGGATTGGTGGCTATATGGCCAAAGCAGCGAGTGGGCTGCCATTGATGTCAAGTTGTACTGAGAACTCCACCTGCATGAAGTTGCCGCTGGTACGATCGATGCCATCTACTGTTTCTTCAGGAACGATGTGGCACCCTATCCAATGTCCGTTGATTTTTATCCAGGCGAACTTAGCCATGATGAACTCGTGCATGAACCACGAATGCCATGCTTCGTCGAGCGGTCCACTACACATCTTCCAAGTCTCGTAATCGTTTTTCTTAGTCACGAGTCCTCGCGAGAATGAGTTGAACGTCTCTTGCACCGAGCGAATGAAAGACTCCTGGGTAACGTTCGTTTCAGAGGTACGCAAAGCCTTTACGCTGATGCTTTCGAGGCATCCCAGGCCATTGACAAAGCGGAACTCGTAACGGTCTTTCTGTCCTGCAGGCAGTGCATACACCTGACGGCCATTGACCGTCTGCAATCCCTCGTTGACGATGTTTACCACCGATGATGTAGGTCCTACGGTAATATTTCCACTGCTGACGGGTTGAGCATAGGACTGAGGGCATACCATGCTCTCTCCTACGGCCACCACCTCCGGCATCGTGTTCGGCTTGCGTGTAAAGTGCTGTGCCGACTTGCTGCCAGCAGATAGCAGACGTTCCATATCCGAGTAGGCACCCATGATGCAATACTGAATGGTGTCAATCGTCACCACGCCCACGTTATCGTGTACCTCTCCGTTCTGCATGTACTCATCGCAGGCAGACAGTCTATATCCGATACGCGGATAGTTGGCAGGCGGGTTGACAGTGTACTCATACTTATCTGCGACAGCACGTAGTGCGCTGCTGATGTCGAACTTCAGGATTTCTCCCGACTCAGCCGGAGAGGACAGCGTGAGGTCGGCAAAGTTGATATCGACACCTTCGAGGAATGCCGATACCGTCAGTTTGACACGATGAAAAGCGCAATCGCCACTGATGACCGCTGCTGTCACCTGATAAGTGATAGGGCTGCCTACGAGTGGTGATGCACCTTGTATGAGTAATCCTTGTGCCATATCTTTTCTTTTATTTTGAGGTCGCTATGACATAGCGACATACAGAACTATTTACCTTCGTCGTCAGATTGTGTTGTCACGCCCGATTTAGAGCGGTCAAGTGTTGTCATTGCCTGCTTTTGCACCTGCCATACCAGGTGGCGGTCCCACTTGTTGAAGCGAGAGAGCACTTCCAGCGGTTTAAGCATGATGTTGATTTGCGGTGATTTCAGGATCAAGCGAAGCAGGAAGCGTTCGCGGATGTCAGTACCACCGTTGCTACCTACGAGAGACAGCGGCGAAGAACCCAGCAGACGACCATCAAGACCCAGAGCCATGAATACCACTGATGACAGTTCAGCCGTCTCTTTCTCGTTGGCTGCCACCACATCCTTATTGTTGCTTTCGATCTCTACAATCTCGAAGCTCTTATGCTCCTTACCATCCGTGCCCATGAATGTGAAAGCCAGCAATGACTGTCCGGCATTGTTGCGATTGGCGAGCCACTGGTTGATCTGCGTATAGAGTTTGTCGCGTATCTCAGCCTGTTTGTTAGCATCAGCCTGTGCTTTTTTGGCCACAAACAACTGCTGCATGTAATCGTTATGCAGATAGATGACACGTCCGATGACATTGCTGTTACGCTTACGAGAGAGGCGGTCTGAGAATATCGTTGTGATGTATTCGTAGATATCACCACCAAAGATAGAGTACCAGGCAGGAGTCGGGTAATATGGGCGACCAGCGGTAGGATAGACCGTCGGCAAAACAAAGTGCGTCGGTCTGTTGTTGACAGATACATTTTTCTGGCGAGCCTCACGTACCTTCTCCTCCAGTGAAGCAAGAGGAGAGGGCACATGGAGGGCAGGTATAGCATTGATAGGCGCGTTATTCTCTCCACCCTGTTCGATGAAGTATTTATCAAGCCATCTTGTAGAGCAGTACACGAAGTTAATCTTACCCATTTCATCCATACGCTCCATGCGGGTCGTATGGCATGAACGGTGGGCGATACCCGTCACGCGAGGAGTCCAAGTCTTCGTTTTGACAGGGTTTCCATTCTCGTCGAGGTCTTGCTGGTTCAGCAACAGTTCTGGGAACGAGATACCAAACAGTTCCTGATCGAGCACCAGCGAAAGCCATGTCTGAGCGATATTATTATTATCGAGGAACTTCTGTACCTCCTCATCTGTAGTCTTCCATACCTTATGTGCCTCTTGTAATTCCTTTATCTGTTCGTTGATAGAATCCACAAGTGCATCGTACACCTCAGACTTTTTCGCGCCACGTCCTGTTACAGAGCCAACAGCAGCACCCATGCCTTCGCCCGATGATGAATCATCGGGAGTGGTGTTTTTCTGTTCGAGGTTCAGCAGCTGTGTCTGCAGGTCGATGATACGTCCGCGCAGCCATTGTCCTGCATCCTTATAGCGGATGAGTTTCTGTGTGATGTTACCACCCACATACTGCGTACAGTCGTACATCGGCTGAGGTCCGAGTCCAGCACAGAGATCCGTGTTGAATTTAAGACCGGCAGCCGTATATGGCAGCATGTGTGTGAGCAATGCCACGATGTTAGGCAGGTTGTTGCCATAGCCCCATTCTATCCATCCCAAGTTAGGCGTACCAATCTTCTCAGCTCCCTGTTGGCTTTCGTTTCCTGACGAGAAATAGAGCGTAGGTATAGACTTACGCTGAGACTTACCATTTTCGGTTGCACCGGCACGAAGCTGTGAGCCGATGAAGTCGCCCCAAGAAATATCGCTGCTGGGGCCATCCAAATTATAGTAAGAGCGGTCGCCTGGCAGGAGTACCGAGTAGTTACGGCGATGCAGGTCAGCAGCCTTTTTTATGAAGTTGCTGGCCTTTACGCGGGTGACGGGAGCAGAAGTCTTTTTTGCCATAATCTTATTTCCTTTTTAAAGTCGCTAAGACATAGCGACATACAGAACTATTTTTATATTGCAAAGATACAGAATGCGAGTGACGAGGACGGGACAAAGTGATTTGAAGACCCAGCCGAGAACGGCTGGGCACGGTGACGAAGAAAACCCAGCGAAAAAGCGCTGGGCACGGTGGCTACTTACGGCGGGATTGTGCCCTCATTTTGCGGTTTGCAGCTTCTATCTCCTCGTTACGACGTGTGATGTCTTCGAGTTGCTGAAGGATGGTGGAGTAAGGTTCCCTTTCTATGTCCGTTGCAGTAGAGTGGAGGTACTTCTCCAGTGTTGCCGTTGTACGCGCATATAACATGAGCGGGTTGACAGGTTTCTTGTTACCTTTCACCTTCTGTACCTTGAACACCTTGGGATAAGTCTGATGCAAATAGTGCATCATGCCCGCCCACCATAGGCACACCAGTTGCCAATCCTTATCGTCGAAATTACGGAAGAAAGGACTGTTATCTGAATGCTGATTAAACTGGTAATGATAATCGGTGATAGTCTGTCCTGTTTCCTCGTTGACAAATGTTATCTTACGATTGAAGACAGTAGCCAGGAAAAGCGCCTTAGACAGATCCATGGCCTTTGTTGCTTTCAGCAAGTCCTTTGCCGACACCTTGCCAGACTGTTGCAGTTCGAGCAAATGGTTTTGCTGTTCGATATACATCTGCATATAGTCCTGAGCGAATCGGTAGCGTCGCCATGAGAAGCCATCCATAAACGTGTTAGGTCCCTTGAATGTCACCTTACGAGAGCACTTACCAGAGCGACGACGGACAGACGGGAACGGGAAGCGCTGAAGGAAGCTCTTACTATCGCTATTCATCCAGTCGAGCATACCAGGCACCATGCGTCCTGTTGCCTGATCTTTGTGAGGAGTGAGCCAGTAATTGATTTGCCACACGTATAGCGAGAAAGTGTCATCATGTCCGAGGACAGAGCGACGGAACCAAGCACAGAAGCTGCGATAGTATCGCAGCATACGGAACCAACGACTATATTCTTCATCGATAGTCCAGGGACGTAGGCGGCAGGTATAGTATTGCTCTTCGACCGCTACTCGCGGGTTGATTGGTTCCAGCACTTCGATATTCGTTAAACGTAGTAATACCCCCACCTTTACCTCCATCATGTCAAAAGGATGGAAGCGATCGATACGTGCCGAGCAGTCAGTCAGCACGGCAGCAATAGCACGGAGCGCAGGTAGCGTACACTGGTTCCAGGAGCGGGGAAGGGACAATTCAATTTTAGGCATTTTTTATACGTTTTAGAGACCCGCTGACGGAATCAGCGGGCACTGTGATTATAGAACATAGAACTCCACTTCGAGGCCGTTAAGACCATCTTTTGCAGAGACGTTATAAGACAATTTGTTAATGAAGCCCACCATGCCGTTGATGCGGAATCGACGCGTCCAATGGTTTGGCACGTCTGCCACCTGAGCAGCAGAGCACTCTATGCGGACGCGGTATTTACGACGTTTTAGGATAAAGTTCGCATATTCCGACATGAAGGTGTCAAAGAGGCCACGCGATTTGATTTTCTTCTCGATGTTTCCCTGACTATCCACCACGTCAGCATCCACCAGCGGAGCATTGGCCCATTCCGGCTGTACCCATGAGCGAATCTTCAATGAGAAGCGTTCGCCACCACCGATGCCAGGAGATACACCGTTATAGTCGTATTCATTGCCCCACATATCGAGGCTGTCAGACGTAAGCGCATAGAGACCAGCCACTGTGCGCCATTTCGAGTTACCAAAGCCATCGTAGTTGTGATCATACGTCTGTATGGTTGCATCCGTACCACCACCACGCATGATAGCGATAGCCAGTCCCCAATCGACCGTCTGCAGCGGACTATTACCATCATCAGAGGATGACGGGTCATAGTTCTCTATCATGCCATCCAGTACCTCGTCGAAATAGAACTCAGCCACATTAGATGCCAATGTCTGACGGATGCGTTGCTCCAGGAACTCATGTTCCATTTCCTCATCGACGAAAGCCGCAAGGATAGGCTGTTCCTGGTCAGCATTCAGGATGATCTGATAGCCATCCGACTTCATGGAGCCAGCAGCAGAATTGACCTCATTCTGATAGTTTACATCATTGAAGACCATCGGCACGAAGTCCGATTTTATCTCCTCTATGAAGTCCTCGTTAAGTTCTGAGCAGTCGCCCAGTTCCACGCCCTTATACTGTCCTACCTCAAAGAGCACCGGCTTCAAGTCCATAGCCGTTTCCGCATCGCTATTCACCTTGATACGGTACTTGTTACCCGTTGCCCTATCCACATAGACATTCGTGTTACCACTGGCATTATTCTGCTGAGGAGTACGGAATATCTCTTCATAATGCTTATCCGTGATGGTAGCATTCTGGGGGTAGTCGATATAATCGTAGGACGTATCATAGTCCTTTTTGCCGGAGCGCACATTACCCTGTTGTTCCTTGCTGCTGCTTTCAGCCGAGTAGCACATGCGTACACCCGTAATCTTCTCAGCAATCTTGTGCATGGAGATTACCCGTCCAGGGAAGTCGATAGGATCCTGTGTATCACGGAACACCTCGCGGACGTAGTAAGCACGTACATGCTTTTTCTCGTAGTCATATTCAAAACGAATACCGAAAGAAGCCCATAGGCTATCCAGCACCGTTTTTACCGACTCTTCAGGGAAGTTCTCGCTGTTGGCATACATGCGCATGATATTACCCGATACAGAGCGGCTGTTGACGATAGACTCCACCATAATCGTGTTGACACCATCCTTACCCACCTCTGCATGGTGGCGAGTACCGTTAGAGTCGATATAGTCCACGTTGTTGACCATGCGGTTGCCACCGTCATGGAACTCGAAGTGAGCACCTGTGCCACGCGATGTCAGCCAGGCGTTGATCTGTTCGATGGTGGTAAAATAAGGCACCTGGTTCGGGTACTTATATTCCTCATCGTACTTGCAGTGTGTTGTGAAGAAGCACAGGTGACGCATATCCTCCACCTGGAGCAGTTCGCTGTTATCGAAAGACACGCCCAGATAAGAGAAAAGACAATCGAGGAAGTACAGGACATAGAAGCAGATGCCCGACTGCTGACGGTCAGCATCCAGCACCCAGTATGGCCATTTATTCTCTGGTCCACCCCTTTTCGTGAGCGGATTGATTTTGTTAGAGGTCTTCTTGCCCTCCTCATCCAGTCCATAGTGATAGTAAGCCACTCGCGCATTGCAATACTTCGCGTTGGGGTACGGTTCGCTAACATTGATAAAGCTCTGACGGATGGACGGCTTATTACGTTTCTTGCCATCGTCATAGTTGATGACAGAAGCCACAATCGCTTCCTCCTTACTTCCTGTGGTGTTACACTCTGCAGGGCAGGAGAAACCCAAAGCCTGTGGTGTGAAGACCACCTCAGACGAATCCGTTGCTGACGGCCATGTGTCCGTGTCCGCTTTCTTACCATCCCATGTGATATGTACGTGATACTGGTAATTGATAGCAGCTGTGACAGCACCAATCTTTTCGCCAATCAGGATTTTATCTTTCAGAGGGATGTCCTGACATTTCAAGTCGCCAATCAGATCGTCGATAGAATGGTCAGAAGCCGAAATATTCATAGTCAGCGCACCGTCTATCTCCTCATCCTCTGCGGTGACGAGCGTACCAGAACGGAACGGCTGGTTATCCACCACGATACGCATTTTCGTATGTTCGAGACCTACTGGGCGATCGATGTTCAGCGGGTCATCGATATTGCCCAGCAAGAAACGATTACCCTCCATAGGCATCCTACAGGGGTATGAGAACATTTCGTTATCGTTGAAGAGCGGATTTTGATCGTCGATGTCGATGCTAAAATCATCCGGCAGATTGAGTGGAATCTGCTTGCCGTTCTTCTGAGCTGTTATGGCAATGTGGCTATTCATACTTTTACTTTTAGGACCCAGCCGAGAACGACTGGGCACGGTGGAGAGACTATTATTCGATGTTCAGGATTGCCTGGTCGTTGAGTTTGATGCGACGGTTGGTGAAGCTGTTGATGACCGCATCGTTATAGGCGATGATATCGAGGTGTCCTTTATCGTGCAGGACACCACCAGAGACATATATCGTCGTAGAGTCGTAGCAGGTTATGAGACCCTTGCCATTGACTACGGCACGGTCACGAGCGATGAGTGTTCCCCGTTCGATGTTAGCACGAGCAGAACCACATACGGTCACTACGGCACGGTCGCTGTTGACATGGACGCTGGAATTGTCGGTGACAGTCACGGGGAGGTTGCCGAGGACATAGACACGATTACGGCCATGAATTACGAGATCCGATGGAGAAGCTGTTTCACCCGATGGAGAATCATCGGGAACGGTGGCGGGAGCATCGCCGATGAGTATCATGGCGTTGGTGGTAGGACCCAACGGAGAAGCGCTGGGCACGGTGGCTGCATCGGAGGGTGAGACGGGAGATATAGGGTTTTCAGGATAGATGCCGACAGGCGGAGCCTCGTTATAATAGACACCGGCACGAATAATGTCATCACGATAGACGGGGTAGAGGTCAGCAAAAGCCTTGATGACCTGTTCAGGTACTTCGTGTAGGACACCCGCCCAAAATCGCTGCCATGCCGTCACCAGTTCAGGAACGGAGCGAGCAGACTTGAACTGCTGTTGTGACTCCATGCAGTTGTCAGACTGAGCCAGGATGCCAATGCAGAGCTGCTGAAAGCGTAAGAAATATTTGTCTTGTTTCATATTCTTTTGTTTAGGACCCAGCCGAGAACGGCTGGGCACGGTGGTTACATCTGGACTATATTTGGAATGGAGATACCATTATAGGATGCCGTGATGATGAAGTTGACGATAGGACCGTTACCCCATGACGGCGGCATGTCGTCGTTGTTGATGCGGATGGTGCGCGTCTGTGGTGTTGACGGCCAGTGAGCGTTAGGCCATCCCTGGTCAGCCTGACGGTCAGCAGGAGTACGAGTATCAATCTCTTCGCCATAGTTGCCCGTATAGCGTGACCATACCCAATCAGAAGCCGATAGTTCGTTAGTAATATCGAAGTTGCCACACAGCAGATGCGGATCGAGGAAGAGGTTGACGCTGCCAGGATATTGCACAGCCGATGTGATGCGCTGTCCGCTCTCATTGTAGAAAGCAATGGATAGGTCGTTAGCACCATATACCATGCCCCATGATGTACTGAGAGGATGTGGCTCTTCGCCCAGGCTTGTAGCCACCTTCAGATACCACTTACAGCCACCATGCGTGACGGTGGGGTACTGACGTGGTGTGCGCTCATATTCCGTTGTAGAGTCCCAAGGGCCGAGGAATGTTTCTTGTGGATAAGCACGAGAGAGCACGAATGATGCCGATGTCGTATAGGTGTCAGTGGTAGTGTCTGTTGTCACCTGACGTGAAGCAGCCACTACGAATACGGCCCCTTTCTCCGGCACATCAGAGAACTGGAAATATAACGCTGACGGTATGCCGGAAGGGTATCTCTGAGCGATAGCCGCATTCCATGCTGTATCTGCTGCAGCGTTACCCGACTGACGGGTGATCTGCAAGGTGTAGTTGCCGGAGATAATGCTACCCTCCACGTCACGTAAGATGAAGTCCGCCCGTTGCTGTTCACCATCGGCAATGGTGCCATCAGGTCGAGACAGTTGGATGTCGATACGGTCGGAGAAGCGCGTAAACATATCGACGACACCATAGATGTGTGCATCCTTGGTTACGAAGCCTTCGCCCGTAAACTCCTTGCGAGTGATTTGGCCGTCGTGGTCTTCCAGCATCGTGAAGCCCGTGAGGTCGCCCCAGCCACCCATAAAGGTATGTTCGCCCCATTCCCATGTATTGACACCCTCGAAACGAGCCATGTAGGACGTGGTATATACAAAGAACTTCTGACGTTCTGGATGATCCGTACCAAAGTAACCAGATACAGAGAGTACCGACCATTTCTCAGGAGCAGGCGAATAAGTAGCCGGCGAAGTATTGAACTGACGCATCTGTACGGTAACAAGACCATTCTCCAGTATGCGGTCGCCCTGTTGTGGCACATATTCGCTATCCTGAGCGATATAGTAGGTTACATCATCCACCACACGTTCAATGACGTTGGCCACGGCAATGGCACGGGCATAAATAGACTGGAATCCCGCACGGTTGATGTTACCTCGGCGGTCGTCGCTGTTAGCAACCGCATTCTTCGTACCATCCATATTATGCCAGAAGCCACGCAGGATGTCGTTGACGATGAACTCTCCAGGTTCTCCATCGTTCAGATCGAGCACGAACTGGCAGGTATGATTTGTTTCGTCGTTATCGATAATCTCCTTAACACGGCCTTTACCGGCAGAGTCCCAGCGAGTACCCGCCAATACCTCGATACTGTTGTATTTGAACGTTGGTACCGAGAGTTCCTGCGACAGTTCCAGCGAGCGAGCTATGATAGTGCCGTCCGGCAGAACGCGAACACCCTGGCGCGAGCCGATGCCCACCTGTATATCCTTTTCATAGTCGCCTATGGTGACGGTACGTTTCAGTACCGTTTCCCCTTTGACCTGAATAGAGTTATTGAAAGTGATGTCGCCATGCGCTACATCATCATGCGTAGAAGACAGCCAGTGGTCATCCGCATATTTTGGTGTTACCAGCGTGTCGTTGGAACTCTCTAACGTGTTTTCGCCTGCCACGCCATTGATGATGTGGCCATGCAACACCAACTGTGTGATGTTAGCCCATGAAGCCGTCAGTTTCTCGAAGATAGCCTCACTGATGGTCTTCAGGAACTTCACCATGTCGTTGGTGGCATTGTATTCCCACCACGAGCCTTCACCACCAGCAGCAATGGCTTCGTCGGAAGCCAGTTTACCACAATCAATCGTTTGCGTCCATGTGCGGTCCTGTGTGACACCACCTACACGCGAGGCACTGATGATACCCTGCGTAAAGATGTAGTAATAGTCGGTAGGGCCAATCTGTTGCCCCTGAGCATTACATCCGTAGATATCCAGTTCTTCGGACGGGAACACCAGTTGTGCGCGAACGTCAACAGCATCGGACTTTGGTATAGCGATATACACCCAGCGAGGGTCATCATCGTGGAATACCGTTGGTGATGAAACCAGCGTCCATCGGCGGTAGTTGTGTCCGTTGTCGTACCCCAGTCCGTTGATGCCCTTCATGTAGCACATGATCATAGATCCATCCGCGCAGTTTGCATGGATGAAGTTACGGTCGCCAGCAGCGTTCAGTTGGATAAATATCGCGCTGGTAGAGAACCAATAATCAGATGGACGAGCTTGGGTCATATCTTAGAGTGGGAGAGCGGGTGTTACAAACATTACGGCATCATCGCTATTGTTTTGGAAGTTAGGCGTATAACCGCCAGAGGGAGAAGCATCGGAAGTAGCGGCGACACAGAGCGGTGACGTTTTCAATGCTTCGATAGCTGCCTCTGGTAAGGATTGCTGATGTGTCTGGATATACTCTGAGAGGTCGGTGGTAAGACGTACCGCCTCGTTGCGAGCAGCCTCACGTCGAGGGTCCGTAGTCTTCAGCTGCATGGTACGCGCTTCGAGGTGGTGAGCAACCGCCTTACGGAGTTTGTGGATGATGCGAGTGAGGAGTTTTTCGTCACCCTCGCTGGCAGAACCAGCGAGCGCACTACGGTCAAGTACACGCGAGCGCTCAATGAGGTAGTCGAGGAAATCTTCTCCGATGATAGGTGCTATGATGTCCTCCTGGATATAGCGGAGGTCAGGAAGCATGGTGATGAACTTCTCGCGAGAGTCGTAGATGTTCAGATATTCCTGCAGGACGGTTGCAGAGGGGATAGCGAGAGAAGCAGCCAGGTAGAAGTAGCGGGAATGGCCCCACAAGGATGCTATCTCTGCTTTCTCGGTGGAGGGGTCGGGGTCTTCCTCGGCAACCGAATCGCCGGACGCAGGAGCGTCGGGAGCGGGGGTGTCACCCGATGGAGAATCATCGGGCACGGTGGCTTCATTCTCGGCGACCGAATCACCGAGCACAGGAGAGGATGGAGCGGGAACGAGTGGGTTTTCAGGGTTGGTAGGGGTTGCTTCTTTGTACCACTGTTCGAGCATGACGAGCAGTGCATTGATGGCAGCATGAGTCTCTTTGATGCAGGTGGACTTATACGCCTGGATAGCCTTATCATCCGCTTTGCCGTAATCGTCGGCAGTGGAGATATTCACGCCAGAGCCATTGACACTCACGGCCTGGATGTCGATGGCACGTCCGAGTGCATCGAACGTGATGATACGCTGACATACGGTGAGCAGCTGTGCGTATGGCGGCATATCTTCGCCATCGGTTACAGACTTGATGAACGTAGAGATACCATCCTCAGAGGCACGTAGGTCACGGTAGTATTTTACCAAAGCCTCGTAGAGTGGTGTGCCCAGTTTTTCGAGCAAGGTGTCTTTTTCAGAGCTTGTGATGTAGCCCTGAATGGAGTCGATGTGGTCGATGGCGTTAGCCGGTGAGTAGAGACGCAGCTCTTCAGTTGTTGATATCAGCATAATTCTTTTCTTTTAGGGCTGCGATACTATCGCAGCATACGGAACATACTTTTTATGACACAAAGATACGAAGAAGAGGTGACGAGGGGGGGACAAAGCGTGACGGCGATGCAATCGCCACACAAGAGACGGGACATAAAAAACCCAGCCGAGAACGGCTGGGCACGGTGGTTAATATTTCTGGCAGTATGATAGGAGCGCTTCGACATGCAAGCGTGTGATAGCCTGACGGCCTTCGTCGGAGAGGAGGAAGGCCACGTCGCGCCGATTGTCCTGGAAGAGATTTTCCGTGAGGACGGCAGGACAGGCAGAATGTCGGAGCACATAGAGGTCGGCCTCCAGGTCGCGGTCGCCATCCGTCTTATCCATACGGAACGGCACCTGCTTCTCTGTATAGTCGCCACGTCGTTTTCCATCGTCGATGATGCTAACATACGAGCGCAGGTTGGTGATGGCTGCATCATAGAAGCATTCCGCCAGCAGGTCAGCCTTTGTCTTACCACGAGACGTGTAACAGCCCCATCCGCCAGCGCCATGCCATTTGCCGTCATCGCCAGCACCGTTGACGTGGATAGAGACGTAGAGACAGTTTTCGACACCATACTTCTGGCAGATTTTGTTGACCTGCTGAGTACGGTACACCAGTTCTGCTGACTGTTCAGCACTATACCCCTTACGTTTGCGGGCCTCCGTCCATGCTGGTAGCGGTTGCATAGACTCATAGTCCACGAAACAAGTGTAGCCATAAGTCTTTTCCATGATGGCTTTAAGGTCAGCGATAATCTCGCGTGAATAAACAGCCTCACGGAAAGCACCATCAGGCGAACATTTGCCTGGTGTGCTATCGAGGTGAGCTGTACCAAAGATGATAATTCTTTTCATTATTTTATGAATTTATGAATTTATGAAGTTATGTCAGAATCTCAAAGTCGAACTTGTTATAGATTATGAAATCCACTGAGCCATCATTTCGTGAGGAATCGTCGGACACATCTATATCGACATAAGTTGAAGAGATAGTACGAATAGAGCCTTTCAGTGGTGACTCTGCATTATATGCGAAACCACGTCCTGTAAGAATAATGCCGAGGTCTGTTGACGGCGAATTAAACCAGTTATTCGGGAAAGTCAGGCGATACCAGCCCTCTCCCTGACGAGAAACCGATAGTGTAGAACCATCGAACGTTCTATAATTGCTCAATGATGCGCCATAAGGACTACCAGATATAGTGCCATAGCCCAATGCTTTCAGGTTGTGACCATAACGACGAGAAGATGCCAGGTCGATACGATCAACGACAATCCAACCATAGAACGTACTACTGTCACCATAGCCGAGCAGTGTTATCAACTCACGAGACACCGTAAGAGCCGTTTTCAACAAACCATCCTCAAAGAAATACTTACCTGATGGTGCGCCAAATTCAGCACGGCCTTCAGCGGTCAAACTGCCCCACTTATAGTTGACGATATGAATGACACGGCCACTCTGCGAAGCGTCCCAAGGTACAGAGTAAGCGTCAATCCAACCGCCACCACTCGAAATGACGGCAATGTTGTCGTTGAAATCCGCATCAAACGAACCATTCACTACAGAGAAAGCATTGCGAAGCGAGCCACGCACAGCCACATTATAGAACGTACCACCACGAGCACTGATGTTATTGTACGTTCCACCATTAGCCGTGACGTTGCCATTTTCGTCGAGCGTGAATTTGCCGTTAGCGCCACGAATTTTCGAGACAGTGAGTTTGTCGGTGAAGATCTCCTCGGCAAACATGGCATCAACGATGGCGAATTTAAGGTTAGAAGCCTTTTCCCAGTGTTCGGTGTCGAGATAGGGCTGTGTGGTGGAGAGGTAGCCTTGCGAGGTGGTGCGCTTCTTCATGCGGTACCACGTCTTGTTGGTGTTAGAGGCACTGATGGCAGCCTGGATGACATCACGTTGACCATTGCAGTAGAAGTAACGCTCTCCTGAGCGCCACGAGCCACATGGGTTATGGTCGCAGTGCATGTCATTGTCGCCCTCATGTTCGCACCAGGGCGTAGCCATGATACACTCTTCCAGTTTGGGGTTGTATATCTCCACGTAGGTATTGAATATGCGGAAGAGGATTTTTTGGTCGGCAGCCGTTATCTCAGACTTAGTAAGGAACGTGACAGAGTGGTGCGTCCAACCGAGGTTGTCTGCCAGATCATCGTCATTGTCGAGATACCACGGTATGCCGGTATCACCAGGGAGGTTAGTCTTTACCACGCCATCGACGAAGTAGGTAGTGCCACCAGCCACTGCAGACGGATAGCAGTAGGTATCGAGACGGCTGTTGTTGGAGGTACAGAGGACACGCCACCAGTTGACTGTTACCGACTGTCCTGGGTCGCCAGCATGACCTTGCGTTTTGTATGCGTAGAAGCCTAACTTATAATAGCCAGCCTGTGAGACGGTGAGAACACTCGTAGTCACTGTACCATCAGATGTGGTATCGATGGACGTTGACACAGAGCGGCTCCAGTCCTCCGTCTGTCCGTAGTCGCCAGAATACCATAGATAGCCACTCAGGTTCACCCCTGCATCCTTAGCAGCCTGAGAACAGTGTCCGTTGAACTGGAACTTATAAGAGCCAGCCTTCAGGTAGATGTTTCCGAAATAGAAGCCGTAGGTGTCGCCCGTGACATTGACATAGCGGCGTGTGCGGCTGTAGAATGACAGCGTGTAATAGTTAGCAGGGCGTATCTTACCGACAGAGCCAGGACGATACACGAGCTGCTGGAGCATTTCGGAGTATGTGTTAGTGCCAGGGAAAGCCCCCCATGCGTTATGCTGTCCTCGCGCCTGTGGCACCACCTGTCCGTTGGCCGTCATCCACTTATTCATTACATCCTCAGAGTCGAATGCCGTCTGTTCGAGCAGATTAGGCTGGATGCCCATGTTATACACCTGTACCAGTTTGATGATGTTCTTATTCATCGACGTGTCCTCGGTGTATTCGATATGTTCGCACTGCCAGAGGTAAGGTTTAGCATTGGTGGGAGCAGTAGGACATCCCGTAGTGCCCTGCTTATACCATCCGTTAGCCGTTGTGAGCGGTGTTGTCGGTGGGGTAGGCGTACCAGTCAGGCAGTAGTAGAAGTCATCGACGCTGATGCCATTGCCAGGATCACCTTCTCCTTCAGGACCACGCGCACCATCGGTGATGATAGGTATTGTCTCACGATCGAGGCGTACAGAGCCAGAGACGCTACGTGCGCCACGCCATAGTTCAAGTACCACTGACGTATAGCCATTGTTCGGGTACCACTGAGACACCGTAATACCAGACGTAGAGAGGATAGACGATGGCGATGCAGCCCCGTTCCAGCCATAATAGATATAATAGCCAGAGAGAGAAGAGTAGTTCGTGGTGACGTTACCCTTAATCAGCTGTATTTGGCTTGTGAGCGTGTAAGAACGTGTGTTGATGTTGCCATTAGCGTTACGGTCAAAGGGTAGGGTAGTCTGAGAGGGCAGCAGTTGATACAGTTCTGCATCCTCTCCCTTGCCACCACTCTTAACCGCGCAGACCGTGAAGACAGCCTCACGGGTGCCATAGGTAGCATGAACAGCCTTAAAGGTTATCTCAGAGATTTCAGCAGGTGTCGTATCAGCAGCAATCGTGATGACAGGGTTCAGCGGGTCGTCGAGGTTGACCGTGAACCCCGTCGGGATGTTTTCAGCCGTGATGGTGCATGACGAGCCAACGGGTGTTATGCCATAGTATGCCTGCAATCCGAAAGTCAGCGTCTTCAGCGTTTCCACCTTACCCTGTTGATTGACGGGTATGGCAGCCATTTCATTGTCGATGTCGATAGAGAACGCATTGGTACCCGTGTTACCCTTCTGTCCGCTCTTGATGACAGGGATAGTCTCACGGTCGAGGATGAGCGCATCCGTGACATTGTTAGAGTTAGTGGTCTTAGCGATACAGAACTCATACGCTGTTGTCGTTGTTGACGAAGCAATAGAGAGTATTGCCACGTATGCGTTCCATGCACTCCATGAGCCATTATTGAGATAGCGGTAGAAGATACGGTAAGTCGTATCAAATGCAGTTGTCTGGTTAGCCTCCGTCGATATGGTGCCATTGTAGTTCTTAGAATAGCCACAATACAACGAATGAGTCGAAGGAGTCAGTACATCGCTGCTGTTTCGTGAGAATGCCAGCAAGTGCTGAGACGGCAATACCTTATAGATGGTTGGTGAAACACCAGGCGCACCAGAACGCAGTGCATTGAGCGTGAATGCCACCTGGTATGTCTTCTGATTGTAGGTGACAGGAATCGTAATGATGTAACGCTCATCAGCGAGACTGGTGTTGGCTGCAAACTGCCACGAGAGAGACACCGTGCCCGATGACTGCGACACGGTAGGCGTGACACCCGCCAGTTTGACGGATGCAGCTGTTGGTGCTGTGATGCCCGATGTGATCTGCGTAGCACCCTTGTAGAGTTTTGCATTGACGACGATGGTAGTAGCCGTTGTCACCTTTCCCGTGCTGTCACATGGCAGGCTATCCATTTCGTCGTCGAGGTCGAGCACGATAGCATCGTCACCATCGCGTCCCCAGACGGTAGGACCAGACACCATGTATTCCGTTGTGGTGTTGTTATTACCATCTACATAGACGGTGCGCACACACTGGAAGAGGTAACGGTTCGTCTCAGAATACCCAGACTGCGAGAGAGCAGCCCAGGTGTTCCATTCGTTATCATTGGTAGGTGTAGCGGGTACAGAGCCAGTGGTGTTCGCCTTGAAGCGTGTTGACTGGCTCTGTATGCCACGTCCCGTCAGTCCTTCGGCACCCTCTGCAATCACACGGATGTCGTGTCTTTCCACCTCAATAGCGCCATAGAGCAATACAAAGGTGATAACCGACACGTTTGCCGTAGAGACATTGGTGCCGAGCGTATAAGCAGATGCCGTGGTGTCACGATATACCTGGATGCTGTAGCCAGCAGGCGGTGTAGTCTGACGTTCGGCAGAGCCATCCGCATTACGCTTGATAAGCGAGCATGAAACGTTAGCCGGTGTTACCGTATCATCCTGAGCCTTGATGATAGCCGAATGAGACGGCACCAAGTCGTAGTCATAGCCATTCTGTCCGAGAGAACCGCCAAACTCTATGACAGGATCGAGGTGCGAGCCATCCGTGAGATACGTGATGCTCTTATGCCATAGATACGGAGCGGCGGACGTAGGCACAGGAGCCTGCTGACCCTCCGGCACAAACTGCCAGCGGGAGTCGTTAGCGGCAGGCTGTATGCCCGAAGCCTCGGTGATATAGTAATTATCGATATGGTCCACAGAGACCGTTGGTTTCTGTGCTGTAATGGCGAATGTCTGCGATATGACTGGTTTCATACTATTTCTTTTAGGACATTAGGAAGCTGTGACGATGCCGTTAATCTTATAGCCGTTAGCAGCTATGAAGTCGTAGGGCACAATCATGGTGGCACGGT